GGCAGCTTTTCTTTTTTAAGTTTATTTGTTACGACGAAACTATTTTCTTCATCTTTATGATGCGTTTCACCTTCTGGTATATTTTTTATTCCTATCTCTGAATTAAAAAAAGAAGAAAAAATAAACTCTCCCTTGATCAAGTCTTGGTTGTAAAATTCATAAAGTATGTTAGGACTCGGCTGATTGTTGGGGCTTACTTCTCTTATGGTGGCTCTAGTTAGTCCCTTGAAAGTTAAATTAGAGGCAGCAGACGGAGGCGCAGACGCTTTGTAGGTAAAAGAGGGGCTGTCTTCATTTCTTATTTTTGCAACACTTGTATTGTCTCCTATCTGTTTACTAGCAGGACTTCCGTCTAAACCTTCTGCTTCTCCGTTCAACGTCAATGCGTATATCTTCAACTGTTCCGTAATGTCCACAGCATCAACGTCATCGTCTACTTTAACACCGCCTTCGCTGCTTCCTGTGCTGCCCGAGCTATCTGCGTCCACAGCGTCTTGATCTTGTCTCGGCGGGTAGTAAACTGGCCCAAAAAATTTACCATCTAATACAGACCAAATAGAAAAGAAATACCTGCCCGTCTTTTCTGCGAAATATGTAAACTTGTAAGTTTGAAAATCTTCTAGTTTTAAGTTCTCGTCATTTGGAGAAGAGGTAAGAAAATCTCTTCCATCAATAGTAAAAAAAGTTCCCCCTAATCCGTTATCTATATTGTTCTGTTCTGTTTCAGACTTTTGAGATGAAAAAGTAGTAGAAGAAAAGTCAGTGCCAAACTTGACCAAAAGTATAAACTCATCGTACTCTTTATAATCATACTCGTCATTTTCTCCGTTATACGAGTCCCAGTATATGTTTATTTTTTTAGACATGGTTTATTGGTCTGAAAATCTTCTTGGTACTATTTTCTCTGTTCCGGTTTCTGGGTCAGAAGGGTTGTCAGATCTGTCATCTTCTATATTACCTTCATAAAACAAGCTAGTTGAGGTTGAGGCTATTTGGGTATGTTTAAAGGAAGGAGCTAAATCTATATGCACGTTATAGCTTTTGATTGTAGTTCCTTGTAGGTCGACACTATTGTATTCTTTGCAATCATTTACAGCAAGATAGCCATCAACCATTGTTAACCCAGAATCATTTAGGCCGTGGCCAAAAGTAAACGATGTAGTTAGTTTCGAAGAGTTATCTGAGTTAACATCTATACCTCTGCCTTCTTCAGTTTTATATTTTCTTTTATCATTATCTTCTCTGGTTTCAAGACCTCTAACGTACAGACACTCTGTTCTGTCGTCTGCAACTACGTTTCCGTCTTGGTCATGAGTAACTTTTATCTTTCCGGGATACTCAACAGGCATATAGGTAGAAGTAGATATTCCTTTTTCTGTATAGTCATCTACAGTAACAAAGTATTTGTCTATGTAGTCTTTAGGTGTTTTATATAATTTTGGAGCTATCTTGGAATCTACTCTAGTGTTATCAGCTTCTGGGTGATTAAGTACCACGGCTGGAGACTGATTGCATGTGTTAGCTTCTCCCGGTAACAGTGAAGGTATATCGTTCAAGTTAACAGCGAAAGTATATCTATAGCCGTTTTGGTCATGGCAATCTAGCACTTCGCCCGCTGAATCTAAATCAAACTCAGGAGAAACGCTTACTGTAAACATGGCATATTGACCGGGGTGTATGTAGTCCAAAAGCTCTTTATCACCTTTTTCTAGAATAGAGTTATATTGGGCTTTGTTGCTAAAAGTAGTTTTTGGAAAGAAGGTAAACTCAAAATCTTCGTTGTAGTTTTCTCCGCAGAAGTTTAATTTAGCAAAGTCTGCATAATTTTTTACTATTTTTTGAGTTTGTTCAGATTTGTCGACTATTGCATCAATATACTCAAAATTAACGTCCGCAAAAGGTTCATAACTATCATCGGCATCACATAAGCATCCCTCTTGATAGGCAAGTTTTCCATTTTCTTGTTGACGATTAGAGCTAAGATTTGAAAAAGAAAAGTCGCGTATATCTTTAGTGGCTTCATCTCTTCTCTCTACAGGAATTACGTTTCCGTCGTCATCTCTTAGAAAATCTGGGAAAACATAAAGCGCGTGTTGTATCAAAACTTTGTATTTTTGATTAGGTGGAGCAACCCAGTATACATTGCCATTTTTTATATTTTCTGCGCTATAGTCTCCATTAAAAGCATGGCCTATATGGGTATTATCTTTTGGATCATTACATTTGTCTTTTGCTGTAACAGAGTCGTCCCACTCTATTGTTCTTAAAGACTCTTTAGTTAAGTCTCTCAACCCGTAGGAGGCGGGGAAAACTCTATCAACCACGACATATCCTAGGGACTCAAGATACTCTTGGCTATGCTCGCAATAATCATCTACGACATATCTAAGCCTGCTGCCTGCTATAGCGTCAGATTCATTATCGAAAGCTAGTTTTCTATCAACTAAGTAAAAGTCTCCATACTGATCTGTTTTTTCAGAGTACTCAAAATAAAAGGATTCGCCGCGATTGGCAAAATAAGTTAATGAGTTGTAATAATCCAAAGCTGCTTGTTGGTTGGCTTCTGTAGACATATTACCAAACACATCTTCGTCGTTTACAGGTTTGATTTTGTAATTGCTAGCAACTTGGTCCTCTAATCCTTGAGAGGGGCTGAAGTCTCCTAAATTAATATTTAGTTTAAACTTCATTGGGAAGAACCTTTCGTTTGTAAAGTTGACAGGCGTTTCTGGTTTAGGTTCAGTTATCTCGGTAGGCTTAACACATATTCCCTCTTCTTGAATATCTTTGCAGCTTCTGTCTTTATAAAACTCCCCTTTAAGCTCATCACATTCACTTCTTTTTAAGTTATTAAAGCAAGAGTTTGTATCTCCGTTACTAACACAGCACGCCCCTTCATCAGATGGATCATATTCGAAAGGAGGAGGGGTCTTCTTTTCTTCTGTTTCGTTAGGCTTTTCTACATCGTTTTCATCAACTCTTACGTTTTCAACAGGGCCGCCTATGCTCGAGCCATAATCTACCACAGGCGGTGCAGTAGATTCGTATACTTCCATATTATGCTCTATAGCTGTAATATCATACTTGCTATCATTCTCAATAATATTTACAACTTTAAAAGTTTGCTGTTCTCCAGAAGCTAGTTCGTCATTGAGAGTGTAATTTCTATTCCTCGTCTTATCTTTATATCTGGGTTCTATAGACCAAATTAAGTTAGCTCCATCTGGATTAGTATATTCAGAAGAGTAAGCACCTGTGTTACCAGCGGCCAAGTCTCCTATAACAGAAGAGTTGTTGTACCCAGTAATAGAGTACCCAGTGAAATCAAGCCCGCTTTGATGTAAGCTGTCAAAAAATATTTTTGTTACTATGCCACTACCGCTGACTGAAAAATCTGAATGATAATTTCCAGTGAAAGGTAAAGCCTGAAAACCACTAAAGTAAATATTCTGAACTTGATTTTTTCTTATCTCTGGATAGTCGGCAGAAGTTAAAGCTTCGTCTGTATTGTCTGCGCTAACCGTTATAGTTTCTACGGTAGTGGTCTTTGTTTCGCTTGCTGTTCTAGTTCTAGTTTCAAAGGTTTTAACTTTTTTAATGTGATTAAATTGAAAAATATCTTGAAATGCAGTAGTGGGTTGAGATGGCGTAGTTTCTCTATATTCAACTCTAGAACTAAGGTGTAGCTTGTTTACGTCTGTAGCAGCAGCATAAGCTGTAATAGGATGTATGACTTTTACTACAAGAGAGGTGACCCCTGCAGGTTTTATAAATTTAAGAGATATTTGTTTTGCACTATTAATTAGCAATAAGTTCTCAGAGCTTTTATTGCTTGACTGATGCACATTAGCGCTAAAAGGTATGCGGTGACTAAAAGCATCTTCTTTAGCGTCTAAGTAAGCTATTTCTTCTTGTGCCAAAGATCTAGTTTCATCAGAGACGTCGGGGTCGGTGCTGTAAAACTGTAAACAGTCAAATATATCACCGTTTCTTCTAGTACTAATTTGAGCTCCTTCGCGAATTGCACCCTCTCCGTGGGTCATTTGTTTTTGAGCTTTTTCTCTAAGCTGCGTTTGAGCTCTAGCGGTTCTTACTCCGCCTAATTGCATTATTGATTGAGTTTCTGCTCCTATATATTTAGTTTCTGCTATTACATTTCCATCTTGGTCTTCAATAACTATTCTTTTAGGAAACCCGGGCTTAGAGCTTTCTCTTACTTTACCGTCGAAATATTCTTTTTTCTTGGCGCCGTTTTGATAAGAGCTAAAGCCAAAAGAAAACTCTGCTTTACCTTCTGCAACGCTAATAGTTTTAGTAGTCGTAAAAATATTAGTGTTATCTATGCTGTCATTAAAGTTATCGCTTAATCTGCCTGCTAGACTCATGCCGGGAGACTTGGGCGATGTGTCCTCTAAAGAAAAAAGGTTAACTGGAGAATCTATAACAGTTTCAATTTCTTCTGTTATATTTTCGCCTTCGGTCTCAGTAGTTGTTTCTAAAGTTACATCTTCGACGCAATTAGAAGGAGTTATTTGAGAAGCTTCATAATAGTTAGTTGGTGTCAGTATTGATAGCTTGTACTCTGTATCAGGAACAAAATGTATAGGCTTATCTATGACTATTGCATTGCCCGTAACAAGCATTGACCCGTTGTCATCTGCTCTGTCATAAGTTGAATATAGGCCGCTGGGTATAACGCCAGTCGCAGTTTCTTCAACTTTTAAAGTTCTGCCTGCCAGCTTTCTGTCATTTCTAAACTCATCATATATTGTAATAACATCTCCGGGCCTGATGTAGTTACCTTCGTTGCCTGCTGTAAATGCTACAGTTTCTGTTTGCAAAACTTCACTTCTTAGTATCCACTCACCAAATCTTTTTGCTTGGCCTTCGCTTGTGCATCCTATGGCGCTAGTCTCTATCTCTTTAATTCCATATCTTTGTATACCAAGTTGGTCTTCGGTATAACATATAGAAGGTTGGTAAAGATTATTTTTGTCATTGTATCTAACAATAGCTACCGTATGTCTAGCTCGTTTTGCCGACGAAGAATATACAAAGTTACCATCTACAACATTAGAGTTGTTAAAAAGATAAATAGGCAGCTTTGGCCTATCTTGAGAAACATATATGCCGCCAAAAGCAAAATAAACTATAGCTCTGAACGCAGATGCTAAATCATTTACAACTTTATAAGCTTCTTCTCTAGATGTGATAATATGATTAAGAGTGAATCTGGGCTCAAGTCCACCTTTGCCATCAGCAACAAGTACGTCGCAATATTTAGCTATTTCATACAGTGTCCACTTGTCAACAATGTCACTATCTATATACTCACCTAAGCCGTATCTGTTATTGGTAATTAAATCGTAAAAACACCACGCAGGGTTATTTGTCCACTCTTTTCTAGCTTCAAAACAACCATCCCAATACCCTAAAGGTTCTGTATAAGTTCTTAGTATAGGGTCATAGGTGTTGGGTATTTTTACTTTTTGTAATTTTGTTTCATAGGCTCTGCTAGGCAGCCTGCTGAAAAATTCTGCATTAAATTTAGAATAAACCATACTGCAGTATGGATATCTAATTACAGAGTCGTATATTTCTACTATAGAATCTACAAAAGATTCATTTTTAAGATAGGAATGAACAGAGTCAGGGGTGAGGCGGATAATTTTAATTTCCCAGCCTTGAAAGTATTTATAAAATTTACTATCTCTTGGGTTTTCTTTTTTCCAAATGCCTTTTCTAAAGTCTATCTCAACACTTCTTAAATACGGTTCTTCTATTTTACCGAAGATTACGTCGTCCACATCAGGAATACTTTTCCATGGAACAAATAAATCTTCTGCGCTGGGAGTTTTTGCAGTATCTGAGCTAGTTATAATGTTTCTTGTATCGTATACAGGTCTAGTGTATATTTGATATCTAATTTTTCTAGCCTTTTGATCGCCTTGGCCAAATGTGAGCTGTGCGTTTTGATGCTTTTCTTTTTTGTCGAAAAAGCTCTGCCTGCCTTTGCCTTGTGGCGGAACAATAGCGTTATCATAAGGGTCGTCAAAAAGAGTTTCCATCAATCTAGGAATCTTTATATTGACTTGTATGGCGACACACTCTTTATTTAAGACATTATATACTTTTGCATTTCTGTCTATTTCCCCAAGTAAAGTTGGCGGATTATTAACTTCTTCTTCGCCACCTCCGCCAAAGTCTTCTGAGCCATAAGCTTTGTTATAATCGTTATTAGTATTTTCAACTAATTTAGGAGACCTATACCCCGGCGTTTTTTCTGGAGTAGAAAGGTCTATAGAAGGACCAAAAAGTCTGTCTCCTAAAGACCTAAAAACAGAAAGCTCAAAATCATTAACACCTTTAGAGTTTGCTTGATTAGGTAGACTGTCGTTAAGGGAGGGTATTTCTCCTTGCGGTATACCTTTAACCCAGTTTAAATTTACTTCTTGAAAATTATAAAAGCCATCTTTATCAACGACAGGAACTTCATTCCAGTAAACTGAGCGTAAAAAGCCTAAGTCAGTTTTACAGTTACCGTTTTCATCTAGCGCTGTGTAAGCTGTAAATTTTGAATCATCATATCCTACATTACCTTCCTGCCCTTGGAATCTATATTCTCCGCTAACAATACCTTCTATTTCGCCTTCGCAGATTAAGTCAGCAATAACAACTTCGCTTACCGCAGAGTATAATCCTGTTTCTCCAGAATGAAAAACACCTGCTTCATCTGTAATAGGCGGTCTTGATACGCGTGGATCCTTTTTACCCATATTATCTTTCTTTAGCTTCTATTTTAATTTCATTTCCTACTGTAATGTAGTCGTCACCGTTGCTTACTATTATAGTGTTATCGGGCACAGTTGAACTAACATAATTATTAGTAGGGTCACACTCATCTGGAGAGCCATCTGATTTACTCACTTGCTCTGCCCTAGTTTTCATAACAGTGTCTCCTAGGGTAGGGTTACCGGACTTGTCTTTTAAGTTATTGCCATAGTCGAGTCCGTAACCGTCGTAGCCCCAATAGTTTTTGAAAGGCACGAAAGTTAATTTATCTGCGGACCTGTTCATATAGTTGCCATTTTTTTGGTCTTTGGTTTCTATGCTTGATTGTATGACATGACTCCCAACTAAAAGTCTTCCATAGCCTACGAAAACTGGCCCACCTTCTCTTACTGTATTGGCGGGGCCAGTAAATAGAAAAGACGGACGCCCACCGCCTTCTATCTGTCTAAAATCTTCAAACTCTGGCATGGGTGTAAGCAGGTTAGCTATACCTGCTGCCATAAGGCCAATGCCCGCCATAAGCAAAGCCGCGCCCATGGGGCCAGCTACAAAAAAACTTGCCACTACTAAAACGGCTCCTAGTATAGTAGTAAATGCGTCGCTTCCGGCCCCTTCAATGACAGGAATGACGTCAATAGTTTCTAAATCTCTTTTTAAAACTAATTCAGAGTGTTCCACGCCTTCTAGTTCGTTAATATTTCTGGAAGTATCGTGGACAAAATCTTTACCGTTTATAAGAACTCTATATTTAATATTTTTCTTATCATTCTCAATCAAGTTTGTATAAAGTTTTTTAGTCTGCTCTTGCACAGCTTTCATAGCCTCACTAACAGAATTTACGGAGAGTTTCCAAATTTCTCTGCCGATAGCTTTGCCTAGCTCCCCGTGAAATTTTATAGTTGTTAGTTTATCGTCCATTGTTATATCTATACACTTGAGTTAAATTCTTAAAATATTTATCAATCTTTTCACAATTAGGTCTTCTACCTATTTTGTGGTGGAGAAAATTATTGTTTGAAATATATACGCCAAAGTGATCCACATTATCTTTTATAGAAAAACATAGGATGTCACCTTGTTTTAAATCTTCTATTGTATTAAAAGAAACTTTTATTAAATTTTTTTTATTTAACTCAAATGTTTCCTCAACAAAACTTTTTGATTTAGCACGCCATTTAGAATCTCTATCGTTTAAAGATTTAGGCAGTAGCAGATTATACCCAACTGATTTATTTAAGTAGTCCTGAACTAAAGATATGCAGTCAGACTCTCCCCACTTAAATTTTTTTTCTAAAATTTCTATTTTTTCATGTTCGTGCCTGAAGACTTTAAAAGTATCAGAAGTTAAATCATACAAAACAAAGTCTATTTTATGTTTGAGGCTGTCTTCTTTATCTTTGAGAGAAAAATCTGGATTACCGTTTGTGTGAGAATGATAAATAGCTTTTATTTGCCCGAGATTAGAAGTTTTAAAATAATCTAAAGTATCAACAGAGAAAGAAATATTTTTTTCCTTAGCTATGTTTCTGGCTTTTTTAGTTTTTACTAGGCCGGTGTCTTCGTCTGAATATAAAAAACCGCAACATTCTTTGGGAGTGTCTTCCAAAGCGTGATTTTTGATAAATTCACGATTTTCTTTATCTAAAATCATCTTGCGTTTTGTTCTAGTTTAGTAGCATTAGGAAACCCGCCAAACTGAAGCTCCCCTTTCTTAAAGTCTTCACTTTCTCCTATGACGACAGAGCCTTGTGTGCCCCATCTTTTTCTGCACCCCTGTAGAGTTTTAGAGCATAGATCTGCTATCCAAAAATCAGGGTTAGGAGGAGAGTACTCAGTATTTTCTGTGGCTGGGATATCAACTTTTGCAACAAAGTAATATCTAATACCGTTCTTCTCCATATAGATGTAGTCTCCAGATTCATAAAAAGCTTTGCTGGAGTATCTTCCTTTAAATACAAACTCAGAAACTCCTATCATATCTTTTATGTTTTGGTCATTTATTGTAGCTACAGGGGGCGCATCTTCCGGCAAAGTTAAATCTGTTCTCCTAATGCCGCATTTTTTATATACGTGGTCAGCTAAAGATTGAGCAGAGTTTCCATCGCCTTCATAGAAACAACCGCAGCCTCTATAAGTAAAACCGCACTTAGAAGCTGTAACAACCCTTCTGGGAAGCTTAACGCCCTCTACATCTAACGAAGAGCTTAGTTCATAATTAATAGAGTTTTTGTCTTCGCTAGCTTTTCTTTCCACAAAGAAGACGTCCCTAGGTAATTCTGCATAAGGGTCTGGTTCGTATTCTTCTGGAAAATTTGAAGCATATATGCCTCTTTGTGAATCTGGGCTAGAGATATCAGAAAAATTATTCTTATCTAAAAATTTAGCAAAAGTTCTTATCCTCGTTACTTTAGCGCCTACTATATCTCCATACTTTCTAATAACTCTTCTTATAATAGATAGAGCTTCTATGCCTTCTTCTGTTTGGGAGCTAAGACTTAAGGTGGGGCTGGGCAAGACGCCGCGAGAGGTTATTTCAAAACCTTCTGCCATAATTGGCGCAGGGAAAAAAGTTTTGCCTTGCCAAATTATGTAAGAGTTAAACACTTTTATATTATTATGAAATCTTAAAATGTTTTCTTTACCTTGCTCAAAATTAGGAAAGAGACCTATTTCATTAGAGTCTTTTACTAGGCTAGAGTTTATAGACTGAACTACATTTGTAAAGTCTATCTCAAAAAGAGTCATTAAAGACGAAGGTGTTAAGTTCGTCAATTCATGCATCAAAGACTTAATTGACTTCTTTGCTTGCTCTTTATCTACTATATCGTAACTACCTTCGGGCATTGTGTTTAAGTATTAGTTTGTTCGAAGTCTGCAGTAATAGTATAATTGTTATAAAATACAAACTCACTCGTCCAGCTTTTACAAACAAACATTTTTCTGTAGCCCGCCGAAACTAAATCGTTGTGAGGTTCTGGCAAATCTTCAAAGATAAAAGATTCAACAGCTTTTCTTGATTTAAGGAAATGATTTATCGCCCTAGCTTCTTTTATGTCTCTGTGTTCAAATTTGACATTTATGGTTATTAGGTCGTTAAATATACCGTCTTGGAACCTTTGTTCGTAGCCGTTACCAAAAACAACGGAGTTTACTCTTGGTTTATGATTTGCTTGTAAATTATATGATGGAGACCAAATAAATTTTGATTTTGTAGAGCCGTTCAGACTTGTAACCCCGCCCCAATAGATAGAGTCTGCCGCCGGAGTGTTGCCTTGATTGCTGCTTGTTAAGCTGTAGTAGTATTTTACGGTCTTTGGCACACTAAAAGAAGAGAACCTCTCAAAGACAGCAACGATATCGTCTTTGCTATAATTTAAAGAGTTGTCGTATTCTGTTATATTGTAAATACTATTCTCGTCAGCCATTTTTCCTTATTCCTCTCAAAATATTACACTAAAAAGTGTAAATAATGTAGATGTTATCAAGGGTTAGGCGAGAAAACCAAAAGTTGGCGGTAAACGGGACAGGAATAAATGCTGTTCAGAGTATTTCTTTTGGGTATGAAACCTCAGCTTCTCCTATAAATTCTTTAGGTTTAGAGCAGATAATCTATGCTCCCACCTCGCCACAGACAGCGTCAATTTCGGTTGAAAGCTTGTTAGTTCATGATGATTTTTTTCTTCAGTTCACAGGGGAGCTGCCTTTTAGTGGACAAGTAGATTACAGAAGTCAAACAACTAAATTTACAGAAGCTTACCTTTCTTCCTACTCATCTTCTTGTTCTGTAGGAGAAATACCCACCTTGGGTATGCAGGCGGAAATATACGGAGAGTTAGGCACAGGGAACTTTTTTGACTTTGGAGCAACCACACCTCACGATACAGAGCTAAAAATAGCAGGATACAACTCTATAAGCATCAATTTAGACGAGTTTAATACCAATAGGGTACTAAGTTACTCTTTGGATATACAAACGCCTAGAACGCCTGTTTATGCCTTTAACGATAAGTCTCCATCTGAAGTCGTTTCTGATTCTCCTCTTGATGTGACAATGCAATTTAGCATAGAGCTAGATGATTACAAAATTAAAAACATGAGATTTATTCCAGAGGAGACTGTATTCAAAGATGTAAGTTTGATAATAAATGAAAATAACTCTACTTCAAACATACAGACTTTTTCATTTAGTGATATGATTTTGGTCTCAGAACAATACTCTGCCGATAATAACTCTAACGTGCAAATAAACTTCACAATGAAAGGTGCAATATTGAGGTAATATGGCTTCCATTAGATACGACAAAATACCTCTGACCCTAGAGTTTGGTGCTAATACTGAAAAAATTATAGCTTACGATTGTTCTTTGAGTCAGGCTGCTGATTTACAGCCTGTTAGAGCCATAGGGTTTAGGGGCGTGTCAGAACAGACCCCGCAAGGAGCCAGAACTTCTAGCGTTTCTTTTTCTTATACTCCAGTTTTGACTGGAACAAATATTATAAATGAAATTGCTAGTGGTTTGAAAAATTCTAGAGCTTCGCAGACTTCTGGGGTATCAATAAAGTTTGGTGGCGTAAGCGGCGAGGGGCTTTTGTCTTCTTACTCTTTGAATCTAGCGCCCTATTCTCCTGCTCAATGCAGCGTTAACTTTGAGCTTTTTGGTTCTGGGCAAAATATTCCTGTTAGCGGCGAGCTTAAGTCGCAGACAGTTTCTAGGTCTTCAGATGTTCAAGCTTTGGCGTCCAATGTTGGGCATTCTGCATTTTCATCATTCATGGCAGGACAGTCTCCTGCGACGATTTCAAGCGAAGATTCCACGGGCATACTTCAGTCTGTGGATTACTCTATAAATTTTGAATATGAACCGGTGTATAAACTAGGACAAGAGTTTCCATCATCATTTTTGTATCATGCAGCGACAGAAGAAGCTCGGGTAACAGAGAATGTTCACGAAACAGGAATTAGCTTTACTGGCAAGAACGAAAATTTTCAACTAAAAGTAAAAAGTTTAGATAATAATAGCGAGATGCAAATAAATATGGAAAGAGCTGTCGTTGATAATAGTCAAATCTCTGCTGGGGCAAATGGCATCGCTGAAACTTCTAAAACATTAAGGAGCTTTTATTAATGATATTCTCTTCAAAAAATACCAAGCTTAGATTAAATGATTTAGATATAATTGCTAATCAGTGTTCTCTAGATGTGCAGGCTTCTATAGACCCGAGATACGATGCTGGGCAAAGACACTCAAAAAACTATTTCGCTAATGCAGGTATAGGCTCTACTCTTTCTTTTTCTCATTACTTAACTGGCGGACTTGATAAAATCAAAAGCTTTATAGCAAATCAAGGCGAGAAGATAGGTTCTGACAATAGAAGTAACGAAGGCCAAATAATTAGCGGGAGCTTCGGAGGAATGACTTTTACGAGCGGTTATCTTTCGAGTTACAGCATAGATTTTCAACCTAACTCTCCGGTCATAGCAAACTCTACAATTGTGTTTTTTGACGATCTGCAAGGTGAATTTACCCAAAACCAAGAAATTATATCTGAGGATAAAATACTAAACTGCAAAAACATAACTATAGAAAATACATCAAGTAATCTGCTGGGTGAGATAAACGACTTTATAAATACTTCATATAATTATTCTTCAGAAATTAATCCTGTTTATTCTGCTGGAAAAACTGTTCCAGATAGAATCTATTTCGGGAAGAAAACTGTATCAATGGGAATAGAGGTAGATAACCCTACAGGGTTTTTGCCTTACAATGGTATATCAAGTAAATTTTTAATAAATCTATATAGACACAACGAGCCTGATGCTGCAGGGGCGACAGAAACCTTTTCTTGCTTTGGGGTTCTTCAGTCTAGATCTGTATCTGCATCAGTTGGAAATAAAGTTACGCATAATTTAAGTATAGTATCAAATACGCCTAGGGTAGACCTAGTAGCATCCGGCATAATACCAACAGCCAGACCAGTGTTCCCAGATGGGTCACCTTTAAACTTGTAAAAAATGTCAAATATATTTTTCCCAAACTCAGGATTTTTTATTAGCGGAGAAGAGCTAACTGCTGTTCATAAAGTTGTTTGGGGCGATGTAAGCATAGGGGAGGAAAGAATGCTTGCTGTCGTTGGCACAGGTTTAAGTGGGGCTTTGCCTCCAGAAATAAAAACAGATGACGTTAATGTTATTGCTCTGGACGGTGCGGTAACATCTCTTGGTGAGCAAACAGTTTTACTTAAAGAGAACCACAGGATTAATGTTGGTCCGTTAGAAAAAATAACAGGTTTTGTAGATGAACCTATAATTGTGACTGGGGAAAATTTTTATAGAATCACAGAGGTAAACTTTGGTTCTAAAAAAGCAAATTTTACTGTAGCCTCCCCAACTAGAATAGAAGTAAATATACCTAAAGACGCTGAATATACAGGAGTAACAGTATTTTCATCCTTAAGAAGTGGTGAAGGTGGTGCGCTATACAACAGCGGTATCTCGCCTGACAACTTTGTTCCTGTCCCGCAGGTAACATCTGTTGAGCCGGGCTTTCAATTGCCAAGCGAACAGTTAGTGATATCTGGATATTCTTTTTCTGCTATTACTGGAGTACAGTTTCCTTTAAGTAACGAAGTAGTTTCACCTTCTAACGTGACCGCAAACTCTTTGACGGTTACAGCCCCTACCGGCAAAAGCAGAGGTAACTTTACATACTTTTTGCAAAGTGGTATATCTTTGGCGCCTTCTGGAGAAGAGAACTCTTTTTCTCATTTAGCTTTGATAGACCGAGTTGTTCCAGATTCTGGAGCTTTGGGTGGCGCTCCTGTATTTTTAGAGGGAAGAAATTTTGTTAATCAGGTACTTAACATAACTGGCGACAACAGAGTAAAAGTAAAAGTAGGAAATAGAGACACTGATGATTTTAGGGTTTTAAATAGCAACTTAATATCTGGAAAGCTGCCTAAAAATTTAAGATCTGGTATTCACCTTGTTTCTCTTTATAGTGATATAGGAGATATATACCCCTCTGGAAAAGAAGTTATTGTTAGCGGGTCTGTTCCTCAAGTATTAGGAGCTAATCCTAAATTTTCTATAACCGGCTCCCAGATAAGTATAACAGGAAAAGACTTAAAAGGTATTGATAAGATAACCCTTACTAGGTCAGATAATACTGGCATATCGGTTAATATAACTGGTACGGGTATAATTTCATCTTCTTTTGGTGATAGACTTGAGGTAAACGTTCCTTCTGGCTTGCAAGAGGGAGAGGTTTCTGGGCGCGGTTCTTTTCACGTTGATGTATTAGCTAGTGGTCTATTTGGACAATCAGAGACTTTAGACAGCGGTTTCTTTGTCGTTGGCAATCCTTTTATAGAAGACGTAAAAGGTGGGACAGACATAACTAGAGAACCTCTTTCTACAGGATCTTTGACTGGCTTAAATCTTTTGAAGCAATCTAAGATTAGCTTTTTTGATTCTGTAACAGAAGAAGAGTTTGGGTTCTTTAAAGCTACTGGCGTTTCTGGTAGTGGCGATCTTGTTACGCAAAACTTTTTTGAGTTTCCTCAAGAGTTTAATAGCACAGGAATAAAACTTAGAGTTAGCAATATAGCTGGAACAAGTAATTTTTCTGAAGCTATATCTGTTTACAAGAAGCCAACGGTCAGTGGGTTTAACCCAACTTCTGGAGAAGAGGGAACCACGGTAAGTGTTAGTGGTTACTTTAGCGGTTTAAAAGACGCTCAAGTTTTGATATCAGACCTAACAGGTTTAAATATAACTCAAAACACTACAACTGGTATTCAATTTGATATACCAAACGGAGCGCTGACTGATTTTATAACAATCGCTACAAGTGGAGGTACTGGCGAATCTAATACCAAGTTTTCTATAGTTCCAAACAAGCCCTCTATAACCAAATTTGTCCCCGAGCCAAAGTCTCCCCTAGACTACACAGTCCTAGGGGAAAAAGATAGGCTTGATATAATAGGTAAAAATTTAAATATAGTAAACGAAATAATCTTTTACGACAAAGACGGAAATGATATTACTCAAAGGTCTTTTGCTTCTAAGAGTTCCACAAAAATATCTATAGACCTGCCATCTCAAAAAGTTATAACATTTACTCCTGAGCAAGGTAATGTAGAAACTCGGAACCTTGTCTCTAGCGACTTTTCTGGAGTCGTCAGGTTGAAGGATAGGTTCAATAGAACTATAACTGGGTCTCAGGAATTTAAGATAGCAAGAGTATCTGGTGTATCTGGACAGTATGCTACTTTTGATGAGCAAATAACTATAACTGGAGAATATTTCTCAGGACTAAATGCTGCGTTTATAGATGAAAATGGAAATTTAGTTTCCGGAGACTTTCAACAGACAAATAAATTTTCAGAGTCAGGCTTTTCTATAGACGTAAAAGTTCCAAGAGAAATCGTGGCGTCTACTATTTTAATAACTGGCAACAATAATGATTCTATATTAAGCACAACTGAAACTTTCTTCCCGCTGGCCACAATATCCGGCATAAGTGGTCATGATAACTTTAATTTAGATGTCGGCTCGGGTATATCTATAACTGGTATAAACGCTTTCGGAGACTTTGCAAGCGGCGATTCAGTAATAGGTATCACGGGTGACGATAAACACGCCTTCTTTGATATAAAAAGTCAAATAAGAACATCTGGAGATGATGGTAAGTCTAAAACTTTGATAGAGTTAAACGTAGGCGACAACTTTACTGGAAGTGGGCAGATGTTTATACTGAATAGCTGGGAAGATCATAGAGACAGCAGCTATACTTTCACAGGAAGTAAAACAGAAGAAAATATAAACAAAATATTAACTAATGAGTTTTTCAACATTGTATACCCTACCCCGGTTATATCTGGCATATCTACTGGAGATAAATTCAACAAGAGAATATCTGGTTTTATAAGTGGTAATAACTTATCTCCTGTTACAGGCGTGTTTTTCTCTGGCTCAGGCTACATTGGGGACACCCTGCAGCCAAGCGGGACTTTGCATGCTGCTTCAGGATTTGTCGCAGAATCTAATAGAGTTATAAGATTTCAACCTCCGTTTGGCTCTATAGAGACTGGCTCAGGATTCTTAGTCGTTCAAAGCCCCCAAGGGCAGGCAGACAGCACGACATCTGGCGGGTTGGTGCAGCTAATACCTGCGTTAGAGTTAGAGACTCCTAACTTCTCTGTTTCCGAGGGAACAACTGGCAGTACGTTTAATATTAGTGGCTCAGGGTTTAGTTATTTAGATAAAGTTTTTATACAGACCGTGCAGCATTCTGGAGAAGCAGATTTTACTGTCACATCTTCAACAGGCGCGCAGATTACAGTGCCACAGTTTACAATATCAGAAGGGCAAGACGCATTAGTGAAACTACAAGGCGTGCTTACTGACAGTTTAACAGCAGGCGAGAGGTTCACTATTATACATGATTCTCCGACAGTACAGTTTAATGTCTTGAGCGGTAGGGCTGCCCCGCAAGTCAGCTCTAACCATTCAGCCATATTTACTATAGTAGAAAACTTAAACGGCGTTGACTACTATGTAACAAAAGTTATAAACCCTGACGGTAGAGAAGTAGTTGTTAATACTGAACAAGTATAGACCGCCCTATATCGAGGCTAAAACATGTCTAGCATGTAGCTCATTTAAAATAGGTACGGCCTATTAGTTGCTTGAAGCGAATTTAAAACACTTCTGGAGTGTAGCTCTACTAAATCAAGTCAACTTTAAAATAAGCTCTTTTACTTCTTGATAAGTTTCTTTTACCCTTATCGAGCTTTTGCGAAGTTCTATAACAGTTCTATCTGTTGAATCTGAATAGAAATTACTAATTTTGCTGGAGTTGACACATATAGTTCTTTCTGGCTTAGATATTCTGCCAATGCCTTCTCCTACTATTTCTGTTAGTTCTATAAACATAATTTTTTATTTAAAGATTTGCTCGTAACACTTTTTACAAAGCAAGTAAAGCTTATCAGCTTTCTGCACCCAAGTCAAGTCGGTTTCTTCGAAGTCTTTTTTACATTGCGAGCATTGACACATACTTTACAATTACACTGCTCTTTAAAAAATAAATTTTTGAATTTACATCTCCAATAATTAAGAGCTAAATTTACAAATAAGTTCAAATTGGTACCCCGACTAGGACTCGAACCTAGAATCTACAGCTTAGAAGGCTGTTGCCTTATCCATTGGGCCATCGGGGCTGAGATTTGCATGTAGACATTCTAAAATACTTTAGCAGTATATCTGGATTAAAACACGTCAAATCATTAATAGTGTGTAGCAGTGTTAAAATACATTAAAGTATAGCCTATCCAAAACACATCTAACAAGCTATTTAAAAGTTTTTCGGGCTTTCATACGCTTGTAATCTTCCCAAGTTGGTTTCGGATTGGGTAGTTGCTCCCACTCCATCTTTAACTTTTTACGCTCCCACTCTATCAGAGAACTTGAGCTCATGAGCCCGTGACGCTTGCCACCGTGCTCATAATTATAAGCAAAGTCCAAGCGATCATTACTTTGATATTAACATTGTTACTCATCCACCCCCAAATAAAGGTGATAAGTCCACCTATGCCGCATAGGAAAGTTAGAAGAATACATGCAATGCCGAGCCCTGTTTTGCCCTGCTGGAACATGGCTACCCAAGCAATAATGAGACACACTAGCGACGGGAGCGCCAGCACCAACTGAATAGGACTGATTTCTGTTTCCATGTTAAAAAAGTTTTGAATCTTCGTCTTTAGTTTTTAAGACAATTCTTTGTATTGAAAATTTGAAAGCAAAGAAAGAAATAATTGGCCAAACGACAAGCACTAGCGCATTAAACCAGCCGGACTGTTCAAGAGTATCCGCATTTCTTTCTCCGCCTAAAGCCATGACGAAACCGACTATCATTCCCAAAGAGAACAAACCAGCAAAGTTAAGTCCGACGAAAGCTAGAAAGCCTAAAATATATCTCTTCATTTTTCTACTTTAACTACTTTGTTCACAGGCTTGGCCAAAAACTTAAGTGTCTTCAGTGTTAAAGTGCCAACGTTCTTAAGAAGCCCTACCGTGGCCATGACAGTGCCTTTACTGCCTTCAGCGGCCGAGCCTAGTGCCATACCAGCGGGCACAACTACGGCTTCTGGATGCTCCTTGACGGCAGCTTTAGTTTTGTCAAATTGAAAGAGTTCGATGAACTCGTTCATCTTAATTTGATCGCCCGTTTTACCTGCTTCTACAAGTTCTTTAAAATTAATCTTTATGATTGAATCTGTGAGTTCTTGTGAACCTTGCATATAGTGGCGAACGTAGTTGCGCTTCAGCCAAGTTTTTGGGCTTGTTAGTCTGAACTCGGGTTCCTCGGGGTTGACCCAACTGCCATTTTCATAAATAACAGTTTTGCCGAACAGTTTAAGCTCCTCACCTTGAACCAAGGTGACCGACATTAGTAATGCGAATATAATTTTTTTCATACTGAAAAGTATAGACCGGCCTATAGCTTTCTTAAAACATGTCTAGCATGTAGCAATTCTAAAATAGGTGCGGTCATTATCTCCAAACACGATAGCTATCGCTATCTCTATGAAACGTGCTGATCTCAATAAACTTAACATCGCCTTCATGCGCGATAAGTTGGTGAGGTTTTAGCCTGTCGAGAACGAAAGTATCACCTTCGTTGAGGATGTCAACAGATTTTTCAGTGGTTTCTGTGTTTAGAGTATCTACTCTTAATTTGCCTTCGAGAATGTAAAAAGTCTCATGCTTTTCAGAGTGGAAGTGCATAGAACCTTGGTAGCCTTTTTTAATGAAGAGAATCTTACCGCAGTAGTTTTCTTCTTCGTTATTAGCAAGCCAAAGCTCGTAGCCCCAGTCTTTCTCTACTTTTTTAACAGTGTTAGGCATCGAGATTTTCTACTTCAAAGTGTTGACATTCAGTCTCCACATACTCCTTGAAGAAATTAAACATTAACTTAAGAGCAGTATGGTAATAGAAGTTTCTATGCTTTTTGAAGAAATCAACTTGTTCCTTGCTCCACTCAGTTCTGTCGCTAGGCAAGTTTTTTTCACCAAACTTTTCTTTCATCTTTCTTGAGACATATGACTTGCAGCCCCAATGCTTAACATTACTTGCAGCGACTCCGCCCTTGTGGTGATGCGACGACAAAATGAAGTAGTTTTCCTTAGCCCAGTTCCAAGATGGAGTCATCCTGTTATCTTCTGGGCCTCTCTTCCTCAAAACTGGCAATATAGTAGCTTCAGAAGTTTCTTCATTGTAATCAGCTTGGCCAACAAAACAGGATAGTAAAGTAAACAAAGTGGGGAGCTGGGTAGAAGAACTGGTAAAATTTACATCTCCTGCAAAGTGGCCTCTAGAGGTCAGTCCTTCTTTGTCGCCTTCTTCTTTGAGCACTTCTTGCCTGTTTTGGGTTCTAAAAGAGCACTTAATTTTAGAGTTTTTATTCTTACGTTTCTCTTCCTTATACTTTTCTATAGAAACAATGTTAAAACAGTCTCTTACCATATCAGAAACGTCATGGGTTTTACCATTTCTTTCTGCGTAAAATTTATGTTCAACTACCCTCGGCAAAAGAGTTCGTAGCATCTCATGGAAAATATGGGGTTTGCCAAGATATATCTTAAACGTTCCGTCTGCGTGCTGTTCTAATGTATGCTCTAATACTTTTTCAAAAGCTCTTGTGTAGTTTAGAGCTTTGCCGCCTCTCGTGCAGAAAACGTGAGCTTCTTTTTTCTTTGAAGAAAAACCAAAATCATATCTAGGCTTTTTAAAATGTAAATCATCTCCAGATTTAGCTCTTTCCGTGATAGATCTATGTATGGCTATTGGGTCATACAAGTCATCCTTTTCTATTTTTTGTGCACTTAGAGTTGCCGGAGTAAGTTTTTGCGGATAAAATCTAAGTGAGCACCCGTGGGCTTGTGCAAGATCGTAAAAATCTGTTAGCTCCTGTTTTGTGAAAAACTGAGCTAAAGAAGTTGGGCCTTTCGGCACTGCCATGTGTGCATCTTCTACTACTACAGCATATCCTGCGTACTGAGGTAAAAGGTCGTTAAGTATATACTTGGCTGAGACTTTAAATCTTTTAGCATGGGCTTTTTCTTTGTCTCCTACTATAACTCTTTGGCCTCTCTTTTTAGGAGGGGCTACATAAATTACTTCACCATCTCTTACTTCTTTTTCAGATGTTTTTTCAGCTGTTTTTCCTTTAACTTTAATAGGGTCAAACTTGTAAACAATTTTTTTCTTTTTATCTGAGATAATTTCAACTTTTACAAAGTCGACAGGAGTTCCGTCGTAAAAAGTGCCTTTGTTGGCGCCAAGGTCAATTACAAGCAGCTTTCCAGCTAAAACCTTGTCCATGAAGGCAGGGTCTTTCCAGCTTGTATTTTCCGCACTAGAGGTCTCTGTAGACGTGTCGACGGGAACGTTGGACGGAACCGTAGGGACAATATCTTTTGCAGTTTTGAAATCGTCGAACTTAGTTTTTTGCTCGACGCCGAATAGGTTTAATTCATGTTGAACCATAATGTTTAATTTTCTTAAAACAGATCTAGAAACTCTAGCCTGTAACAACTTACATCACTTATCATATGTGTAAAAAACAAAAAATCAAAAAAATCTTACTTTGGCTGGTTGTGTAGCTGAGTTAAAACACATCTTAGCGCCCAGATTAAGGCTGGGGTGTGTAGCCATAATAAAACACATACTTCGCCAAAGTAAGATTAAATGTCCGCTTCTCCTATATCAATAAAATACAGCAGGCGGAAAATTCTATCTGTTCCCTCTTCGTTGAAAATGTCTAAAGGGACATCCATATTTAAATCTGGATTCGGTTTTGTTAGCCAATCTGCCACATAGCCGTCATCCATGACTTCGCAGCACTCGTTGACAAGATTCGTGAACTCTATTAGTTTATCTTTTTTTACCGTCATTTATCTCTGCGCCTCTCGTCATATTGACGCTTCCTTTCGTTGCTGTCAATCTTCCTGTCAATTTTTTCTTGGCCGCTTTGAAGCCTTTCGAGCCTCTGAAGAATGTATTCTCTTTTCTCTTTATCCTCTACTTTATCTAAATACTCAAAGCCTTTTTGGATAATTCTTGGGTCTATTTTTGGCCGTCTGGAGGGCACAGTCACTACAGCCGGTTTTGGGGCGGGTAGTGATATTTTTTTATTTTTATCATTCTTTGAGTCTTTTTTTACAATAGTGGGCTTAGTGTTAAGAGCGGGTAATGTGATTGTGGAGGGCAGTTTGTGACTTTCAAAAGAAAGTAGCTCGGTCACGCCATTATTGTTTACCTCCACCAAGCCTTTTTCCACGCTTAAAAGTGTCACCCCGCTATCTGTCCTTCTTTTAGTAGAAAGTGTCAGAAATCTTTTAGGGATATCTTTAGAAAATAAATAAACACTAGTCACACCCCTCCTTGTTATAATGCCGGTGAGGTTTAATTTAACAGGCGGCTTTTCCAAAAGCTTCGGCAGTTCAACTTTGGCCGGGGGTTTGTCTAGTAGGGAGAAAGCATTCCTTTCGACTATTTGGCCGTATCGAGTTGTCTGCGCGTAAAGCGCTGGGGCGAGTAGGATAAATAATAATATTTTTTTCATTTTATTAAAGTCATGTCCCAAGCAGAAGAGTGGCAGTCAAAACAATGGTTGTAAGCTTTTATTAAGTGGTCTATATCTTCTGTACTCCTGTCTATAGAGTCACTTGTTGAGAAATCATATTCAGGCATTGCGTGGAAGGTTTCTATTTGTTTTCTATATACTTTACACGTAGCAATTCTGGCTTGACGCTGCGCATTTGCATAACTTTGTAGAGATAAGGAAATCAACAACAATATAACGGTAATTGTTAGTAAGAGCTCCAATACTGTAAATGCTTTTTTCACTCATCCTCTAATTTTTTTATATGCTTATTTAACTCGCAGCATTCTTCAAGCAAGTTGATAGCCGTAGCCCTCCAAAACTTACCAACGTCACGTAAAGCTTCATTTTGGTCTCTAAGTTGTTCTAAGTTAACTTCAATTTCAGTGACGTGTTTAAGAGTCTTGTCAATTAGAGGGCAAGTGTCCGCTGGTATATCTGGACAATCTTCTCGTAATTCTTTATATCCTTTTGCTGGGAAGTCCATTTCTTTCTTTCATTCCCTGAATTCTTCTCTCATTTTAATGCTTGAAGCGAATGAAGTTAAGCAACCATTTAAATAATCAGCCAAAACATAAGCTGGAACATCTAAAGTTTTATTGAGGTCGCATTTTGCGACCAGTTCCTCCAAGCCCTGAATAAATGCGACTTCGTTTTTTGCGT